TACGTGTACGATGACGCTATTGAGAATGACGCCACGCTCGCGCCGCCCTGCGTGTACTTCAATTCCGGGTCGCGCGTGAGCCTTCCGATTCCGTACCATCTGTTAAGGTCTGACATTTACTTCCTCCTTATCCGTGCTTCTCGATATATTCTCGCACCGCGCGGGCGCGCTTTACCCATGTTCCCCATGTACTTGATTCAAGCATCCGATACCATAGACCACTACAGCATAAATATGCGCTGGGTGTTACATCTGTAATAATTGCAACCTGTATTGGATTCAAGTTGCATCCAAAACACATACTTTTCCTAGACAGGCAATATGGGCAGTGATCGGCACTCCAATCCTCACCGATGGCGTCTTCAATATAAAGTTCGCTTACTAATCCGCGCTTCGGCTGCTTATCAGCCCACTCTATCATCCTGTCGTAATGGGCTAAGGCTTTCTGTTTAAGTGTCATTGCTTCCTCCTTATCCTTCAACGTCTGCCATTGAATTGAATGTCAAACGCGGAGCATTGAAAAATAGTTTTTTAAATCCTATACTTCCATCGCGGTTCTTCGCAATTATCAAATCGACCTTGCCTTCCTTCATGTTAGGCCTGTGAGGAAAAATAACAACGTCGGCATCCTGTTCAATGTTTCCCGACTCGCGCAACTCGGAAAGCTCAGGTGTTTTGTTCTCTGAAATCCTTCCTAGCTGCGACAATACCACAATCGGCAAGCCGTACTTTATCGACATGGCCTTCAGCGTCGCCGTCATTTCCCCTAACTGCAAGTACCTCTTTTCCGCTGACTTCATCCGGCAAAGCTGAAGGTAGTCAATCATTATACAAGCGAGGCCGTGCTGGTCGTATTGCTTCTTTGCCGTGTTGACGATTGTATAAAAATCAGTGGCGTTGTCAATAACAATTAAGTTTTTGTAATCTTTTTCTATCTCGCGCAAAACTGACTGGACCTCGCGCCGCTGGTCGCCTGAAATATTGCCGCTTCGCATCGCGTTCGCCGGTATCCCGGTTCTCCTAGTAATCATGCGCCGGATGATCTGCTTCTTCGGCATCTCCAACGAGAAGAACAGCACCCGGCCCTCGCGCGCGATGTGCTCGGCCATCTGCAACGCAAACGCGGACTAGCCAACACCGGGGCGCGCGCCGATGATAATCAACTGTCCGCCGAACAGTCCGAGTAATATCTGGTCAAGGTCTGAAAACCCGGTAGTGAGATATTTCTCGGCTTCGACGAAACCAGCGTCCCCTCCCGCCGCGACTTCAGACACACTCACCGCCTTCGCGGACCTGTCGCGGTTAATCTCACTCACGGCACGGTCGATTCTCTCAACAAGTTCGTCGGTGGTAGTTCCGTGCGTCGAAGCGGCGTCAACAATCTTCGTCCCGAGAGCCGCTAGCTTGCGCTTCTTCGATAGGTCAAGAACCTTCTCAAACATCCAGTCGAAGTTGTACGTCACGGCGTACATCACGTCATCGTGGAGTTCATCGATCTTCAGAGAGTCGAAAATCTCAGTCTTTCCGCGCTGAACCAGGGTGGCTTTGAGTACTGGAATGTCCACTGTTTCACCGGCGTTGTAAAGATCGCGCATTATGCTTAGTAACAGCGCGTTCTCCGGTGAGTAGAAGTCGCTCGGTTCAAGTTCTAGCAGGCGGCTAAGGTATGTATTGCGCTGAATTGCGGTGGCGATGATCGCGCGTTCGGCGTCGGTGTCGTGGATGATATCAGCCATATAGTTCCTCGGTGGTCTTTGGTCGCTTAGGGTCTGACTTAGCGCGGGACTCCCATGTACGCACAGCGGCCCTCCAGTCCTTCATCTTGTTTTTACCGATGAGCCAGCCGCGAGCGGTGTAGAAGTCTATGAATTGTGATGCTGTGAAGTATGTAATAGAACGGGTGGCGAGGTAGGATTGTACTTCTGACTCGGTTGGTATGCGGAACTTCTTCGGTCTGCTATCTATATCTTCTTCTACTTCTACTCTACTTCTATCAGCAATGTCACGGACAGTCTCTATTTGTCTCGGACAAACTGACGTTTTGTAGATTTCTATCATGCTTCGTATTTCCTCGGATCGCGTCTGTGACTTGTCAATAAACTTGTATATCTTGCGGCATAGTATCCGTCCAGTGATCTCATCTACCTCGAATAGGCCTTGCTTTAGCATGAATTGCATCATCTCAGATATCTTTGCCGTGTCTCCACGGTACTTGTCGGCAATGTCTTCGGCGGTCTCTTCAAGCTCTGGTATGGGGTGATCGGATGATAGCGATTCTGCGATTGACTCAACGATAAGGTTATAAAGGCCGTATCCTTCAAGGCCATACTTCCGAATCAGACGGTTGATTTTAACATCGTTTCTCATGTTCGCGTAATGCTTGAAAAATTGCATCCTTCCTCCTGAAATAAAAACGGGCCACACTCACCCCACCCTTTCGGGTTGCTCGCGGGGTAGTGCGGCCCTAGTGCTTTGTGGCACTCGCGGAGGCGAGCAGTTACCGTCAGTGCCATGAATACAATATACAACGAGACATAATAATCGTCAACTACTTTTTTCGCGCTTCAAGCATAACATCGGCCATGCGGTAGTAGAGTTTGGCGCGCTTGACAAGAAATTCCATGTCTATACTATTTGTGTAATAACTGCCTTCCTCATTCTGCGCCGCCCAATCTCCCTGCATAGACTTCGCCGCGAAGTAATCGCGGAGAGACATGCCGGGGCACCACCCAGTTATCACCTGGAATCCCATAGCCGTATCTCTTACGTCTGCTCGCGGGAATGCTGGTCCACCATCGTCTTTTGCTGCGGGCGCGTCATCGATTTTGGTCATGAATCTGAGCGGATACCAATATCCACCAGGCTCATCAAGGCGCGCATCGCCTCCACTGATTTCTATGATGACGTGTTCACCGTAGGGCACGGTATCGCGCTCCAGCGACCTTGCCCCTAATAGACTATCATCCCACCGCGTAATCACGCGATCTCCGACCTTAAATTCGCTCATCACTTAACCTCCTTGCTTGTGTAAAGTTTTAACGGGCAATCCGGGTGAATCGTGTACTTGTCCTCAACGTGCGGATTAAGCGATACCGAGACGCGCGCAATCAGACGGCAGCGGCGGTGCGTGTCCTGATAGCACGGGCACTCATCGCAGGACTCGATGTAATCGACGTAACCCTGGGCCTCGATCATGCGCGGCGGCGCGTACTTCTCGTCGGGTAAAACTCCGTTGATGTCGGCGTGTTCTGAGAATGGGTGGCCATTGTTCATTTAAGCCTCCTCTTCCAGCTATCATTATTAAGCACATGATAGAGCGTGCGCCTATCAATATCGAGTGCCCTGGCTAAATTAGACCAGAACCCGTATTGAACCTTTCCCTTCAAAAACCGAATCCTATCCACCTGTGACTGTGTTAATCTGGCTGCACCATTTCGTTCACACCTCGCCGTTCTTCCGTGAGCCTCTCTATCTGCGGCATTCTCTTTGGCGGTTCCCCAAGCTAAATTAGTATAGTGATTATTGGTTTTATCACCGTCTAAATGTCGAATTTCATGTTGAGGTGATGGCCTTAGAGGTAAGTGTCGCAATGCAACCATATGGTGTATTTTAACAGTGTACCCACGCCCTTTGTCCGTGATGCAAATAACTGGATATCCCTTCTTGTCCAACCGGTGACGACGCAATCTAATAATATCGCCACGCATATAATAAACATCTCCATTTTTTGTGATCTCATAATTTTCATACTGCTTGTGCCCCATCTCCAGCCTCCCGTTTGCGTTGTGGATAATAATAATGGTAGAACTCTAATAAAGTCAAGAACCATTTTCGTGATTCTTGATATTTTGTGTAAACGTTTCTGCGCTTCCATTGCTGACCATCCCAAACAATTATCCACCATTCATTAGTTGTACCCATCCCGTTTTCTTCTCTCAGAATATCGTAAGCTGCCAACTGTAAAGCGTGCCTTCTGGATTTTCCGAATGATCTTTTAATATCCCATATCGCGCTTTCAAATATCACGTCCGGCTTCCCACAAAACATATACTTTCTTGAAAACAGTGGTTGTTCGTGGATTAGCATCTTTCCAGGCCGTATCTCGTCTACCATCTCTGCGAACTTTTCCAACATGAAGTCAAAATTCGTATCTCCTGAATCAAGATAGCGCTCAATACGACTATGTTTATCTACTCCGTCTATTCTTGCCGACTCGTATACCTCAGCACTCACATAAATATCGTCTTTTGGAAGCACACTCGTCACCGACGGGACTTTTATCCCGTCGATGTAGTGTACCCTGGTTTCCTCGTTGTATTCAAGCATTATCGGCCATCTTGTTAAGCTCGGCGTTCATGGTTACCTCGTTCCACTTGTGGGCTTCGCAGAACGCCAGCGCCTTCGCCACGGTGTCGATTCCGACGGCCTTCATGCCATCGCGTATTTTTTCGGGAAGTGCTTTGATCTTGTCCTGCGCGGTCGGTTCGGGTGGCTTTGGCTTTTCAAGATACTTTGACCCGTCCCAACGACCGGCGTAAATCTCGGCACCGAACCCGAGAGCCTTGAACGCCACTGAAAGCGCATCTGTCACGGCCATCTTGTAGCACTCGTCATTCGTGTAGAGATAGTCCTTCTCTTTGGAAATCATCATCGAACCGCCGATTCCTTCTACCGGATGGCTCGTTGTTTCACCGTCACGGTAGAACACATCTACCCGCGCAAACGCCATCACCTGTCCATCGGAACCGGGTGCCGTCCAGAGTTCCTTGATGGTGTACCACCACCCAATACCGCACGGGCCGAAAACATCTGTCGCGGCTTGCAAGCGCCACTGTGGATTGATGTCGGTCATCCCTTTCAGGCGACCGCCGCCAATCGTTTTGAGCGATGTCGGGTCCGGCTTGTGTACCTTATCCCATATTCTGCGATTACTCATTCTCGCCCTCCTTGATTTTCGCGGCTGCCATCTCCTCGCCGATCTTCATTAACGCCTCGGCTACCGCAGCGCGGAACTCCGGGTTAACATGACCGTTGCGGGAAAGCAGTTTTGCGATCTGGTCTACGTTCTGCATGTCAGTCCTCCTTCTTGATTCTATGCCACGTACCATTCTTGAGGTGATACACGCCATCAACGAGTCTGCTTGCGTCAATTTGATGCTGATTGTCGTTCCCGCAACCATCGCTGAGGCCCATTCGCTCTACAACCTCCCATATTGCGGGCCATCCGTTTCCGCCGCGCTTGTTTTCGGTGAAAACGCTATTGTAAACACCAAACACAAATGACTTACTTTGCGGTATAGACTTATGACTTCGTTGAATAGCAACTTTTGATATACCTTCTTTCTCGCACTCTGATAGAAATTTTGCCGTAAACTTTTTACACGATAGATATTCAGCCTTGAGCGCGTTCACGCTCGCTTTCATATCGGATAAAGATTTCTCCATGTCGTGAATTTTTTGTTCAAAATGCATGTCAGTCCTCCTTCTTGATTGATTCGAGCAGCATGCGCTCGATGATTGCGCCGCGCTTCACCTTCTCCGCGCGAACCAGTTTTGAGACGTAGCGCTCGATCTTCTCGGCAGCGCTCTTGTGCAG